GCCAGACGTGGAGGCAAGAATATAATAAACAGTGCCGCCAATGTTGATGGCAATCTTGTTCGTCACAGTGTTTGTGGTCGAGGACGACACCGCAGTCGATACGACCGCAGTCCCCGTCGCGTTAGGCAACGTAACTGTTGTGTCGGTTGCCGCAGCAGCAGCCGAGAGAGTGACGGACCCGCCGCCAGTTCCTTTGATTGATACAGGCATGTCACAGAGTCCTCATCATACGATTGACCAATAGCTGCCAACCGGAACCGTAACGGTGATTCCAGAGTTGATGACCACCGGCCCTGCCGTCATGGCGTTCTTGCCGGTCGGGATTGTATAGCTGTAGCTAATCGTCGTGTCATTGAGATAGAAAGCCTTGTTTCGCCCAGCGCCAACTGGCATCGGGACGTTCGGAACTTGCCTGAGATAGCCTGAACTCGAAGGCATAGCGGACCCCTATCAGGTGAGCTCAAGGACGGATGCGATTGCATCAGCTGACGCCGCTGTCGAAGATACAACCTTCAAAGCATCCGCCGCAATCAGGTTTATCTTCTGATCGCCGCCAGACAGGATGAAGGTTGAACCTACCGGGACCGTGGCACCCTTGATGATGTAGACGTTGACCGCAGATCGGGTGATGTAAACATCAACCGTGATGTCAGCCGCCGAGGTGTTTGCCACCGAAAGCCCCACAATAGTGGAGGTTGTGGCAGACGCAACAGTCGTCAAGGTCAGCGGTGTGACGCCGACATCCTTGGCGAAGTATGAAGTGAAAACGCTGGCCATGGAAGGGCTCCTATTCGGCTGCCATCATATCTGATCCGGGGGGTGCTGTCACGAATGCCAGATTAGCCTTGAGTCGCTCATTCTCTGGCTCAAGATCAGCTGCGATCTTGGCTTGCTCAATGCAAATGTCGGTCATGCCAAGGTGCCAAGCCGAGATCGAGGCCAGATCATGAGCCTGCGAACCCCACACAACCGGGTCACAGGTGTAGACCTTCAGGCGGTCTTTAATCCTTAGGGCGCGCATGGCGAAGGCAAAACACTCTTCCCAGCGGCATTCGCGATAAGCCAGCATGGCGAGCTCGCACCAAGGCTCACGGGTGTTTGGGGCCTCGCCAGCAGCTGCATGGAACGCTTTCTCAGCCTCCCGAAGCTGCCCAAGCTCGCTATAACACCGACCCATGACCCTGTAGGCATAGCAGCGCTCGTTCATCCATGTTGCCCGAGGGAGCGCCAGATAAGCCTTGCAAGCGTCAACTGACTCTTGCCATCTAGCATTAAAGCTAAGCTCACGGGCATAATAAAAGGCGTTGCGAGGGCAATCTGGGTCTTCTTTTACGGAAAGCTCCAGAAGATCCATGTATTGCGATCTGCTTTTTGTCGGGTCAGGTTTATGGACGGCAATGAGGAAGTCGGTCTGCGCCCAGACTTCTTCAATGCGCCCGTCAGGTACAGGATATTCGTGGCAGGGGTGGTGCCACATGTAGCCTTTTCTGGCGTGGATTTTCTCGTAAAAGAAGCTAATTCCACAACCCCAGTCGAACATGTAGCGGAGGCGGGTTGTTCCTTCGGTCCAGACACGCTCAATCTCCTCACGCCAGCCGGGCTCTAAAAGCTCGTCAAGATCAAGACTAATGCAAATATCCACATCGCGAGGTACAAGGGCCAGAGCAGCATTACGAGCCAGATCGAAGCGCCAAGGAGCAATACATATGTCATGCACTGTAGCGTTGCACGCCCTAGCCCGCTCCACCGTCCCATCTGTGCTCCCCGTGTCCGCAATGAGAATGATGTCAGCATCTTTTGCCGAATCGCAGAACCGCTCCACGAACTGCTCTTCGTTCTTGCTGATGGCGTAGACCGCGATCTTCATATAACCGTCCATGTTGAACCTGACGGCACGGTAACGGTGACGCCAGAGTTGATCGAAACCGGCCCGAAAGTACCAGCGTTATAGCTGGTTGTGATTGTGTAGTTCGCGCTGATCGTCTGTTGGTTCTCATAGAAAATACGATCAGGCGAGCCGCCCGTGGGGTAAATAGATCCTGTAGGGCCGGTGGCTCCCGTAGGTCCTGTTGGGCCAGTGGGACCTGCAACGCTTGACGCTGCACCCGTGGGGCCAGTTGGGCCTGTAGGGCCAGCGGTTCCAGACGTGCCCGTAGGGCCGGTAGGGCCCGTCGGTCCGCCAACACCTGTTGGTCCGGTAGGACCCGTCGGGCCGGTGGGCCCACTAACCCCTGTTGCCCCAGTAGGGCCCGTTGGGCCGGTCGGTCCGCTAACGCCCGTTGATCCAGTAGGGCCAGTAGGGCCTGTTGGCCCGCCGGTCCCAGTGCTGCCTGTAGGGCCTGTTGGGCCGGTGGGTCCGGTGGGTCCGGTTGCACCGACGTTTCCAGCGATGGAAAAAACCCAAGAGGTATAAGTTCCCGAGCCACCAGTGGTGTCGGATGTCATCGTCAGAGCGGTGCCAGTGAAGGCCGTAATCACACCCTCGACATAGTTGGATGGCGTGACCGAGTAGACAACGCGCACGCGATTACCAACGGCGAAGGCTGTGGCAGTGCTGGCGAGGTTTGTCGTAAAGCTCAGAGAGCCAGTGCTGACGGCGTTTGATGTGCTGCTGGTCAGGCCGCTATAGCCAAATCCCGAGACACCCGCCGCCCCCGTAGGACCTGTCGGACCTGTTGGGCCGCCCACTCCAGTAGTGCCTGTGGGTCCTGTAGGCCCAGTCGGGCCTGCAATTCCCTGTACCCCAGTTGGGCCGGTGGGGCCGGTAGGTCCGCCCGTTCCGGCAGTTCCAGTGGGACCTGTTGGTCCGGTGGGTCCTGCAACCGAAGATGCAGCCCCGGTTGGGCCGGTCGGACCTGTTGGGCCTGCTACTGAAGAAGCTGCTCCAGTAGGACCAGTCGGTCCGGTAGGTCCGCCCGTTCCGGCAGTGCCTGTCGGTCCTGTAGGGCCGGTTGGCCCAGTAGGCCCAGTAGCGCCGACATTGCCAGCCTCAACAATGTTCCATGAGGTATAGGTGCCGGATCCACCAATGGCGTCTACGTTAACCGTTAGCGACGTTGTAGCGAACGCCGTAATGACGCCCTCCATGTAGTTCGCGGGCGTCACCGTGTAGGCCACACGAACGCGCTGTCCAACAGCAAATGCCGTCTGCGATACCGACAAGTTTGTGGTGAAAGTTTTTGAACCAGTAGCGATGAGCGTTGATGTGCTGCTGGTCAAACCAGCATAGCCAATCCCCGTTGGACCGGTGGGGCCTGTCGGACCTCCTACGCCCGTCGTTCCCGTAGGTCCCGTAGGCCCCGTAGGTCCAGTGGCCCCCGCTGTTCCGGCCACGCCAGTGGGGCCAGTGGGGCCAGTCGGGCCAGCAGTGCCTGTAGTTCCCGTAGGACCCGTAGGACCCGTGGGGCCAGCAACAGTTGATGCGGCGCCTGTAGCGCCAGTCGGCCCAGTGGGGCCTGTAGGACCGGTCGGGCCGGGCACTGTTGACGCTGCACCTGTTGACCCTGTCGGCCCAGTCGGACCAGTCGGGCCAGTGACTCCGTTAACAAGCGCCAAAAACAGCTGTGCATTATTGGCAAAACCAGTGGTTCCCGCGCCGCCAGAAGCAGTCAGTGTGACCGGGTACGTCCAATAGCTGTTGGATGCGCCGGGGTTTGTATTTGTCGGGGTTCCAGAAACCGTCCAAGTTTGATAGTCGGCACTGTTTGAATTGCTCTGGATGGTAATCGTTTCAGTCTTTGAGATGAGCGCCAAGAAAATATCAATATCGCTACCGTCGCTCGACAAGTGGCTGATATTGAGGCCGGTAGCGCTGATCTGGGTTGCGTTATTCCATAGCAAATAGCCATCGCCGGGGTAGCCCGTCGTTGCGGTCGTATTTGCCTTGTAAAGGAACAAGTTTGAAGATGTCCCCTTGGGCCCAGTCGGGCCAGTTGCGCCGGTCGTTCCTGTAGGTCCAGTTGGGCCTGTAGGCCCAGTTGGGCCAGTTGGGCCCGTAGATCCCACAGTTCCTTGCACGCCTGTAGGCCCAGTAGGTCCAGTTGGCCCCGTTGGACCTACAACTCCCTGCACGCCAGTAGGGCCGGTGGGGCCAGTGGGCCCTGTAGGACCAACGGTTCCCTGCACGCCCGTAGGACCGGTCGGGCCAGTAGGGCCGACGACACCCTGCGCACCAGTAGGCCCGGTGGGCCCAGTAGGCCCTGTTGCGCCCGTAAATCCCGTGGGCCCAATTGTCCCCTGCGGCCCGGTCGGCCCCGTGGGCCCAGTAGGGCCAGCTACTGTAGATGCGGCCCCCGTAGGACCGGTAATACCCTGCACGCCAGTGGGCCCGGTTGGACCTGTAGTCCCCTGCGGGCCAGAATTACCTTGCGGGCCAGTTGGACCAGTCGGTCCTGTAGGCCCTCTGGATCCAGTCGGGCCGATCTCACCCGTGTTCCCTTGCGTGCCCGAAGGTCCCGTAGGCCCAGTGGGCCCATTGGGGCCTGTTGGGCCATTATTCCCGTCTCTACCCTGCAAACCGGTGGGTCCAGTAGCCCCTGTTGGACCCGCTGTTCCAGTCGGGCCGGTCGGGCCAAATGGGCCTGTAGGCCCAGTAGGACCTATGGTGCCAATGAACTGGCCGAGAGTTGCGCGCTTGGTAATCCCGCCCTGCACCACAATCGTCGTATCAGAAGCTTGTGGCGTATCAGCCAGCGGAAGCTGCGTGATCTTGGTCGGGATGAGGTTTGTAGGAACGCGCGGATTGTTCGTCATGGAACCAGATACCCATCGCCCTCTTCGCCGATGATGAAGAGATCCTCATCCTGCGAAATCGTGCCGTACATGTTGAGCGCGATATTAGTATCTGGGCGAGGGTGAAACAAGTTAATCCGCTCCGGCTGACGAGCAGCCAGACGGTACGGATCAAACTGGTCCTTGTCTTCTTCGCAGACGTAGAGTCCGGGATAGTTAGGGTCCGAAGAAAGATCGGCAAGCGACATCTTCCGCGAACACCGGGCGCAGATCCCGATGCCAAATGTGGACTTTCCTCGTGGGTCGAGAAAGACGCTCATCTGGTGTATGGCGAAATGTTGGGGGCGAAGTAGATCG